TGATGGTCAGCGCGCCACCCTCGCCAGGCGTCAACGTAATCGTGGTCCCGCCGCTGACCGTGAACGTCGTCGTCGGCGTGATCCCAACCGCCGCCGCAAACGATGCCACCGAAGATCCACCGGCCGCGACGTTGACCGTATTCGTGCCGCTGCGGTAGAAGCCCGTATCGAGATCAGCCGCGAACGTGATCGCAGGCGCACCCACAGTGCCGTCACCGAACGTCGAAGCGTTGAGCACGTTGTTGCCGCTCGCGCGGGTGTAGCTCACGCAGCGCCAGTTGCCGGACCCGAGCGACACGAAGCACGCAACGTCCCCGCTGGCCGCCGTGATGTTCGCAGCACTCGGCAGAATCAGCGACGTGGCGTTATGCGTGAGGACGTGCGCCGCGTTGAAGATCACCCACTTGTAAATGCCGGCGCTAACGGTGCCGAGCGCAGTGACTGTCGCCGCCGATCCGGTGAGCGTGATGAAAGTTTCGTCTTTCGATCCGAGGTCGGTCGAAGTTCCGGCGGCGAGAGTCGTCGGCGCAGACAGGTCGCGCACGACCTTTTGAATCATCCGCAAGTTGTCGTCTAGGTTCGTGCTGACAACCGTCGATCCAACCGGCAGATTGCTGCTCTCGGTGGTGGACCATTCGTACAGGTGCGTCTTAACGTCTGCAGCCATCTCAACCTCCGAACTTCAGCAGGCCCGGCGCCCACGTTGACCCTACGGCGCCGAATTTCGGCTTAGACCGCGTTTCCTTTGGTGCGTACCTGTCATAGCCCTGCGACATCGCGTTCGCGTTGCCGAGCAGGCCCGGCAGCATCTCTGTGTTGTAGCTGTTCAGCAGCCCGTACAGGTTGCCGTATGCCGTCTGCTGGCCGGGCGAAAACGGCTGATCGGTGTATTTCTGCTGCAGTGCCTGGCCGGCCGCGATATTGCTCTTGATCCAATCCTGCGCCGGCCCCCACGGTTCATTTTTCGTGGTCGTCGTCTGCTCTTGATCCTGCGACGATGCGGCACCGAGTGCGGCACCGCCGAGTTGCAGCAGCGTAGGAGAAATGCCGCTTAACAGACCCTTTGCGGCGGCCGGCACGGCACCACCGGCCGCCGCTGCCGCACCAGCAGCTTCGGCCGCACCGATTCCGCCATACGTTGCGCCGCCGCCTGCGGTTGGAATCATGCCGAAATCAGCAGCAGTTGCGCCGCCCATTCCAAGGTTTACACCTGCTCCACCGCCGCCTGCTCCTGATGCCATCCACTCTGGAGTAATGGCGCCGGAATTGGCAACGTCGATCATTGCTTGATCGAGCCCGTTCATCAGTCCCTGCTGCGGCACCGCACCGACACCATTAGCCCACGAAGCAGTCGCGCCACCAGCAAGAGCCGCTGCTAGAGCCGCCGCAATCTTGAAGTTGTCGTCATTGGTGCCAGTCAGGTAGGCAGACTGCGCAATCGGCTTGCCGTCCGGCCCGGCGACCCAAGACGCCATCGTTTCCGCGCCGGGGTCTTCGGCCTGCATGACCTGATACCCGAGCCGCTGGATTTCCGGCAGCGCCGCCGACAGGTTGAAATTCTCCTGGTTGTTCGCCTGATCGTAGGAGTAGAACTGCTCGAGCCCCGGCACGTTGCCCCACGCGACGTTACTGCCGCCGCGCGCTACCGGGTTCACCTCGTTCGGGTTGCCCTGCATCTGCGCCTGCAGATCAACGGGCGTGCCCTTGAGCGACTCAAGGTAGGCCAGAATTTCTTCGTAGGTCATGATGGTCCTTTAACGCGGTGCAAACATGTTCCACCCGGCCCACGCGCCTAGGTACGGATTGCCCTGCATGTTCTGCGAGTTGGTGGCCGTGCCGCCCTGCCCGCCGGCTGCGTTGCCGGCGTTTGCGAACTGCTGCCAATAATTCATCGGGGCGTTCTGCTGCGCCGTCGTCGCGTTGACCCCGCCGCCGGCCCAGTTGTAAGCGTTGTTCATCAGGTTCATCGTGTTATTGAACCCGGTATTCGCCCAGCCCATGTTGTCGTTGTAAATCCCGCGGTCCAAGTTCTGATCGAACTGATATGCGTTCTGGCCGAGCGTGGCGTCGAATTGCCGGTTCTGGCTTCCAAGCGACTGATCGAACTGATAACGGTTGTTGCCAAGGTTCGCGTCAAACTGCCCTTGGTTCTGCTGCCGATTGCGGTAGTTCTCCAACATGTTGTTGCCGGCGCTGGCGTTGAACTGGTTCATGTTGTTGCCCTGGCCGGCATTGAACATGCTGTTGGTGTTCATGTTGCCGGCATTGAACATCGAATTGGTGTTCAGCGCGCCGGTATTGAACTGCCCCTGAGCCTGCGCCAGATTGGAGTTGCGCGTCAGGTCGTTGTTGCCGAGCGTGGAATTGAACATCTGCCCCTGCAGATTGTTCCCGGCGTCGAACATCGCGCCTTGCATCAGATAGTTGTTGTTCTGCGCGTTGCCCTGATACCCGCCGGCCAGGTTGCGCGACAGGTCATTCGCCGACATTCCGGCGTTGAATTGGTTGTTCGCCTGTCCGCGATTAAGCGCCGACTCCGCTAGCCCTTGCTGTGTCGTGTAGTCCTGCATACGCATCTGGTTCGACACGTTGCCGATGTTCTCGCCCAGGTCGCGGTACGCCTCGTTCTGCACCTGTTGCACGCCAGAGTTGCCGAAGCTGCCTGACTGCTGCGCCATGCGATCCAGTTCCGGCACGACGGTCTGCTTGAAGCTGCGTTGCATGTCGCCAGCCGCGCGGCCGATGGCGCCTTCTAGATACTGATTCGGCCCGGCATAGGCGTTCTGGCCGGCGCCCTGACTGCGCTCACTCTGCTGCCCCAGATACGGGTTGTTGTATTGCGCTCCCTGCGCATACTGCATGACGCCCGGCGCCCCTTGGATGCCCTGCGACGTGCGCCCGATATACGGGTTGTTGGTGTTGTAGGCATTGGCGCCGAATGCTTGCGCTCCTTGCTGATTTGCAGCCGCAAACGAACCTGCCGGGGTCTGCTGCTCGTAATAGCCATAACCCTGCATTGGGGTCTGTCCGTAACCGTATGGATTTGCCATGATTGCCTCAGATCAGGTGCCAGTCGGCGCCATCGGAAAAGAACTCTCTCGGTTGATACGCAGTCGTCAACGTTACCGATGCTGCGTCGTCAATGTTCCCGCTACTGGATTGGATCGTGACGACATGAGTGGTGTTGTTCGTCCGCTTCACCACGATCCGCTTGTTCCTCATTACTGAGACTGCCGGAAGCGTGATCGTGCATGTTCCCGTGGGAGCAACAAGAATGACGTGATCGTTCTCGCCTGCGGTATAGGTTCCAGTCACCGAAACGAACTCGCTCAGTCTGTGATCTGCCGCTTGATTGATCGAATCAGAATACTCGCGCACAAGTTTCAGGAGCGCAGCTTTCCAGTTCTCGCCCATTTCACGAGGAAGAATTGGTTGCGGGTTGACGCGCCTCATTGGCTAATCATCCCAGGCTGTAAACCCTGACGGCGGGGAATATGTCATGTCAGCTGACTTAAACCGTCCCGTAAACACAAAGGTAGAGCCCGCAGTATTAGACCATTGATCACCAACGCACGGGAAATATGTTTGTGACTCCGACCCGGCTGAAAGTGACCGTGTTCTAACTAAACTGTTATTGACGTAAAAGTCGTGAATTGCATAAGAGCCTGACGTGTCCAACGTCACACCCACAACATCCCCATCAGAAAATTCTGACGTTACACTGCACGCTGTTGATTCAAATATGGTATTGATAACATCGTCTTGAATAGATAAGGCAATTACGCCCCAAGTGTTAGCCTGTGTACCGACAAGTATTTCAAAATATCGCTTTTCGCCAGCTGAATAACTTTTGGTGGCATAACACCTGTCGGCAGCCGTTACTGTTGCCGTCATGTCGCTATTGCTGAGGACATTAGACGGCCCCATATTTGCAGCGTCCCATGTTGTGCCTATACTGGCGCTAACATCAAGCAACCACCAGTTCGATCCGTCACTGAACACTTCACGACTCTGATAAGCCGTTGTCAAAGTCACAGACGCAAACCCGTCGATGTTCCCTGCGACACTGTTGATCGTAATAACGTGCGTCGTGTTATTGGTCCGCTTGACAATGATCCGCTTATTCCTCATCACCGACGCGGCGGGAAGCGTCACTGTCATTGTTCCTGACGGAGCACACTCGATAACGTGATCGTTCTGCCCTGCCGTATAAGTCCCCGTGACGCTCACGAACTCGCTAAATCTGTGCTCTGAGAGTTGATTCAGAGCCACCGAATACTCACGGCAAAGTTCAAGCACCGACGCCGACAGGTCGTGACCAAAGATCGGTTGCGGCGTGACTCGCTTCATTCCAACCCCTGCGGCTTGAGAGTCGGCGCGACGGCTTCAATTTCCATTGCGCCAGAGAATGTCAACGCGAAGCGGTGGTATCGACCCGCCTGAAGAACGTCAAAGCGGTCGCCGTTGATAGACGCGACGGCGCCGTATGTCACAGCCCCTCCAAGATCGAACGATGCAGATGGTGTGATGGTCGCTGCCGTCGGTTTTGTCCTGTAGCGTGGCCGAACGCGGGTGCAGACCGTAACGGCATCTTCTGAACCGAACCACCCCGTAGTCATGCTGGCGCCAGCAGCCGTGCCCGATAGGCCAGTCAGTTTGTCCGCTGTGCTGATGTAGCTCAGGACCGGCGTTGCCGCATTCCAATACGGACTGTTGTAGCTGATATCCGTGGGGATCTGATCGTATTGAATACTGGTGCCGAACTTGTCCGCGAACGTGTCATACGTGATTGCCGAGGTGATCGACTCAAGCACGTCGGTGATGGTCAGGTCGAAGTGGCCCCATCGTTGGGTGTCATAGTGATAGACAAGACACGACGTGAGCGCGGCCGATGTGGTCGGGTAAAACCAATAAATACGCGAGTTGACCCGGTCGTGAATCGCCCTGATGCTGCTGATGTAGGTGCGATTCAGTCGCGCAAAGAACCATTCCTTGATGCCCTTTCCGATAGACACCGGACGCGACCCGTCGAACGCATAAATATCGTCGTCGCCAACGAAGTAGTGCACCGTACCGGCCGCCACTACTGCCTCATGCGAACTGCACCCGATATCGGTGGACACGCATTGAAACTGCCACACTACCGGGCTTCCGACGTAACGCGCGACGTAGATCGACTTGGCTTTGTAGGCCACGATCTCGCTTTGCAGCCGGCGCAGTGCAGTAATGGCGCCCGGCGTTTCGACCAGCAGGCCCGTAGTCGCCTGTGTGCTGACGCTCGGCGCCCATGTGCCTGTCGGATTGAATATCTGACTGCACCACCAACGATGCTCCTGCGCAGCGTTCGGCCCGCCAGAAATGCTTAGGCTGGCGTCGTCAGTGTTCGCGAGCATCACAAACCCACTAGCCGCCTCCATTAGTGCAGCTTTAGGTGCATTAGCAACGTCCGCGAATGCGCCGCTGGCCGATTGCTGCAGCACCGTGGCAAGGTTGATCGCCAACGACGTATTGCCGAACTGCGCAAAGCGCCAGCGATTAGCGCCCACGGAATATGCGCTAGCCGTCCGCGTGACATCGGTCCATGTCGTGGCGCCAGCCTCTTCCAACTTGGCCGCGCTGCCTACGATGGTGCGTGTTCCGCCGCTCAGGGTATACAGCAGCGCGCCGCCCAATGACGTGCCCGACAGAGCCGCCACCCCCAGATCAATGCCGCTCGGTGGCGTGCCGTACCCGCGCAGCGTAGGCACCGCAGATACTGCCTGCAGCACCTCGGGCGCAATGTCTAGCGCATCTGGAAGAAACGTCAGCATCAGGCGATCAACTCAGCGATCATGGTGTTCACTACGTCCTGAATCGCAGCGTCCGTCGAAGTTTTCTCGATCCCTGACGCGGCGCACCTGATCGCCAGCCGGCGCGCCAGGTCGGTATCTGCCGGCCCCTTGAGTTGATTGCGCGCAAACGTCTTGGCGCCGGCCGGCGATTGCGCGTTAGCCAGGATAGCCGCCGCACCGATCCACATAGCCATCTGCAGGCGCTTGCCGAACGTGGAATCATTGACCAGATCGAACGATTCGATGTATGTGCTCATACTGTCATCCCGTCGTGCCTGACGATCAACGGACCCGGGAAGCGCGCCTGCATCTCGGACTGCCGCAACCTCGATACGGCCTTCGCATAGAAGGCTAGTTCTTTGGACGGGTCGCCTTCGATATAGGTCTTGGCCTCGGCCAGTGCGCCCCACAGGTAGATTTCGCATGCATTGGTCAGCAACCAGTTCGTGTCGCCGTCATCTGCGAAAGCCGCGAACGCCTGCCAATAGTCAATGCTGTAGGCCGCCGTGGAACTCTGGAAGTAAAACAGTTCACCCTTGATGGTGAAGTTTCCCGAGTTGCAGTCCTCTTGCTGCGCGTACTCCTGCGGAGTGATGTACTTCTGCGGGTAGCCATCAAGCGCCACATTCCGCGCTTCAAGAAACCGTGTCGGCAGCGCCAGCGTTGTCGCCGCCAGTGTGCCAGTGGCAATCTGCTCCATCGCACGGCAGCGTACGTCCCGACGGATATTTGACTCTGCGAGCCCGATGAAGTCGGGGATGATGTCGGTCAGGTCCGACCGCTTGAGCCAAGTCGCTACCGCGGTTTTTAACTGGCCGTATGTCGCAATCGCCATTTAGGCCCCTTTGTCGGGGCCGTCAGCCCCGCATTGCGCGAAGCCGGTCCCGAGTGGGACTATCGGCAGATGGTGCTAATGTATCAAAACCTGGCGTCTAGTCAATGCGGCGGTTAGGCCACGCTACGCCAATCCTCGGCCAGCATGTCTGTTTGCGAGGCCAACCACGGCACACGGGCGCCAGGCGTGTTCTGCGCATCTTCTGGGTAGTTCAGGTACAAGTACGGCAGCGTCATCTTGCTGTGCGCGTCGGGGCGCTGGAGTTCCAGCCACAGGCCATTGCCGTTCCAGCCGCGTCGCGCCACCTTCTTGCCGTCTTTGAGCAGTTGCAGTGCTTCGCCAAATGTCAGGTTGGGTTCCATAGTTTTCTTTCGTTGTGTCGGCAGTTATTTGGCGCCGGCTAACCAGTTTTTCATCTAGTCCGTTACATGGTTCATTCGCTCTGCCTGCCGCCAGTATTCGTCAGCGTGAGCGACTTCGGAATGACGCGGCATTAGCGGCACGCCAGCCGTGAAGTGCAGCAGCTTTGCGTCCGGGTTATGCCCGTGCTCATCCGCTAGATGGTTCCACGCCTTCGGCAACTCTCCGATCTGATCGTCGGCCAGCCACGAAAACTGATGAAGCTGCGCGCCCGTCATCTGCTGCACCGACTCCGGCGTGATCTGCCGCCATGACATGTGCATGCAGTTCATGATCATCACGCTAGACCACTGCTTGCGCGGGTAGTCCTCATTCGGCGCTTCCATCTTCGTGCCGAGATACTTCCGCGGCCAGCGTGTGCGGTAGTCATGCTTGACCACCTGAACCGGCTTGTACGGGTCGCGCAGAGCCCATAGCTCTGCGATGTCTGCCCGTAGGAGCATGTCCGAGCCGTCGCAGAATATCGCGCTGCCGGTATAGCCTTGCAGGAACGGGATCAGGAAACGGGTGTAGACAAACGCATTGGACCCGTCGCGCACACCCGGCGCATAGAAGCTGCGGAACAGCGGCAGATGTAGCGGAGTGACGGTGAACGGCGCCGATGCATGCTCTAGCAGGCTTGACGTGAAGGCGTGGTATCCGGCTTCCTCGCGTTGATCGAAGCCTGCGTAGATGTGGATCATGCCGACATGCACCCAGCGCAGGCAGTTTTGCTCACGTCTTTGCCCAGGTGCACCCGGTAATGGTCAATTGTCAGCGTCAGCCCATCACGCAACGGCATCAGTCCGCGGTCTGACATGCCGATCAATTCCAGCGTTTCCGACTTTGCGAACACTGGCGCCCCTTCTTTTTCTCCCGGCCGCTTCGGCAAACAGACGATTGGTGACGCACTACCCGTCAATTCCTTGACCAGCCGCGCCACGTCCATGACCGTCGTGTGCGTCTTCGGTCCGACCTCGATCACCGGCAGCACCTTGTCATTTAGCGCCGCTTCCATTGCCTTGATGAGTGCGTCTGCCACGTCGCCGACATAGACCATATCGCTGATCTGTGACCCGTCTGCGTAGACCTCGATAGGGTCGCCCTTCAGGGCGCGACAGATGAAACTAGGAGCGATCTTGCGCACTCGCGACGGCCCGTATGGCTGCGCAGGCACCTGGCCCGGCCCGTAGGCATTCATGGCGCGCACGATGTTGACCTTGGTGCCGCGCTCGGCATTGAACATGGACACCATCCTTTCGACCGCAGACTTGCTGATCGAATACGGGTTATCCATGAAGTGATTTCCGACCCCGATGCACACGCCTGGTAACTTGAACTTGGCCGCCGA